GCCATCGACGAAACTCGCAAAGCCTTCGACCGCAAGCTCGATGATGCTGCGGCCAAGCGCACAGCCAACGGATTGCCCACCACAGACATCGCGGCCTACCGTGCCCGTGCTGACGCGGCTGCCGAAGACCTGAAGCTGATTGAAAAGCAGAAGACCGCCCGCGAGCAACTGACGCGGCTTGAGAAGCAGTACAACGACACCATCGCTGTGCGCGATGGGCAGATCGCGGCTGTGCGTGCCAAAGTCGAGGCAGGCAATATCAGCGACGTTGACGCTGCGAATCAGATCAACACGATCAATCAGGAAGCGTTGCCTGGCATCTTGGCAGCAGCGCAGGCCACTCGTGATTGGGCCGCTGCGTATTGGTCGATCTTCGGCGGTGACCAGGCAGAGTTCGAGTTGTTCCTGCAATCTCTGGATGCGTCAATCGAGAAAACGACGCAACTGAAGACAGAGTTTACGAATCTCGAAAAGACTGTTGTCAATGGTGCTGTGCGTGCCATCGATAGCGGTCTCGGTTCGATGTACGACAACCTTGGCAAAGTGCTTGCAGGCCAGCAGTCGGTTGGCGAAGGCTTCAAGAGCATGGGCAAGGCGTTCATGCAGTTTGCCGCGGACTTCTTGCGCGAGATTGCACTGATGATCGTCAAGCAGGCGATCTTCAATTCGATGAAAGGGTCGAGCAATTCGATTATTGCTGCCATCGGCGTTGCCGGTGGTGGGGGAACGGCGGTTAAGCATAGCGGTGGTCTCGTTGGGCGCGAACCTCGCACTCGCAACATTCCGCAAGCCTGGTTTGCAAATGCCCCTCGCTATCACGCTGGCGGTGTCGTTGGCCTGGCTGCGAACGAAGTGCCTGCGATCCTGCAGAAGAACGAGGAAGTGCTTTCGACGACCAATCCGCGCAACATACTCAACGGCGGGCGGATATCCAGCGCTGCCGCTCAACCGAAGTCGGCACGGTTTGTGTTGGTGGATGACCGCTCGCGTGTGGCCGAAGCCATGGCCGGCGCGGAAGGCGAAGAAGTCACGATGGTTCACCTTCGGCGCAACCTGCCGACGATCCGTCAACTGCTGAAGGGATGACCCGTGGCTGTGATCCCGGTCTATGAACTGGCGATACCGATTGAGTTCACTTCGTTCTTCTTGAACGATGAAAAGGCATTGTCGGTGCATCCGACGTTGAGTGAGGCGCCTGCTAGGACAACGTTCTACTTAACGAAGTGGATGCCGTTTCTAGAGGGTGGCGAGTACCTGATCAGGTGTGTTGCCGAAGATGCTTCGTTGTGGTTTTCAACTCAGGAAATCGACAACAGCCGTTCGATCTATTTCACGAAGCGCGATTCTGGCCCGCAAGAAGCAACGATATTCCTACCCCGCGGCAGGCAGCGGTTTGACATTGTGCTGACCAACGTGTCAGACGTAGCCAATGCAGCTTCACGGTGCTTCCTGGCGTTCTCGCTTTGGAAGACGGGGAAGTTGATCTATTCAAGCGCTGGCGCTGGGTGGGTATTCGGGACAGAGGTAATCCCCGATGCTGATGTGCCCGCATTAGGCGACTGGCGGCTTGACCTTCCCGTCTTCTCCGTGCTGCCGAACTGGGCCAATCCGGTAATCGAGCGGCTGTCGTACAGCACGGAAGTCATTCTGAGTGAGATCGGCGTCGAACAAAGGCGTGCTCTGCGCATGCAGCCCCGCCGTTCGTTTGAGGCGATGTTCGCAAGGCATGACGCCACCCGTTCGCGCCTGCAGAACTTCTTTGTCGGCGTCGGCAAGAACCAGTGCCTGGTCCCCCTTTGGCACGAGCAGTACGCGCTCCCTGCCACCCTCGGCCAGACGCTGGTCTTTCCTGCCGACAGCGTTGCCAAGCGAGAGTTTCGGTCTGGTGGATTGTGCATAGCTATTGGTAAGAATCCATCAGTCTATGAGGTTCTGAGAATCAATGAAGTTGACTATGACACCGACACAATCTCGTTTGTAAATCCGCCTGCTTCTGTTTGGGGCGTCGGCGACAGACTCATTCCACTTCGGGTGGCCCGGGTGCTTGATGTTCCGTCGTTGGCCAATCCAACTGACCGGGTTGGCCTAGTCTCAATACGATTCACGATTGACGACTCTGAGCCTGCCCCGTTCTCGCCTTCATGGGGCTACTGCTCGCCACTGTTTCGCTTTGCATTAAACCGCGGTACGGACATCACGGTTGGCTATGAGCGGGTGACTGCGTTTGTCGAAGACGACGACGTTGGCCCGATTGATGTCTACGACCCTGAGCAGCGAGATCGAATAACCATTCGTGCCGGGATGCAACTGCGCGGACGTGACGACGTGGTTGCCTTCAAGCAGTTTGTTGACATGGCTCGTGGCCGGGCTATCCGATTCTGGATGCCGACGTTCACTGCTGACATGCAGGCAGTGGCGACGATCAACGGGAACGTCATTGATGTTCGCGGCGCAGGCTTCTTCGACTACTTGAAAAGCCGTCAGGGGTTCAAAGCGTATCTGTCTATCGAATACCTGAACGGTCGTGCGACCCTGTACCGCGAGATCGACGGGTTCACAAAGATCAACGATTCGACGGATCGTGTGTTCTTGAAACTTGAAGTGTCTGATTCGCCGATAGCCAGTATTCGCCGGATATCGTTCCTTCTCCCTGTGCGGTTTGATCACGACGCATTTGAACTGCACCATCTGGTGGACGACTCTGCAGCAGTTCTGACGAACTTTGCGGTCAGGTCCGCTGATACGAACGAGATGGAACCGATTGAATGCGGTGCTACATCGACCATCTATCCGCTTGAGATGATTGACGGGGTGAGCGGCGCCTTCCTGACTTATGCCGCCCAGTTGTGGAAGTTGATCCCCCACGCCTTCGACAACACATTTGAAGTCATGTCGATGCTGTTGACGGGTGGCGCCGTCGCATCGAGGATGAAAGACGAAGGCGTTAGTTCTGCATTCGTAGTAGAGACCGCCGAACTTATTCACGTTGTCAACTATCGAGATACAGACATGCTGCCGGAAGGGCTGGCATCGTCGTTCGTCGTGACATCGTTTACTCTGGTGGGCGCCGGCATTACTCAAGTAATGCTTCCCGACAAATTGGATGTTGGTTTCCAGGTGACAAGCGCTTCGCTTGTTTAATTAAGGATAGAACATGAAGACGCAACTCGAAGGACGTTTCAAATTTCAAGTGACCCGCCCCGATGGGACGAGTCGCGTCATTTCCGACTGGTCGCCCAACCTCATTCTCGATGCGGGGCTGAATCGAATCGGTAGTGGCGGATTTCTGACGCACTGCATGGTGGGCGGAAGCTCGGCAGCGCCCTTAGTCGGGCAGACCACCCTGGTCACGAAGTACGCCGATTCGAGCACCATCCTGACTGACTCGGTTGGGGTTGAGTTAGCGAGCAACTATTGCTACATCAGGCGCACATTCCGCTTTGCGGCCGGTGTTGCCGCAGGGAACCTGTCTGAAGTCGGCGTCGGGTGGACCGAGACCTTGTGCTTTTCCCGAGCGCTCATTGTGGATATGGCCGGTGTGCCCACGACCATCACGGTGTTAGGCGACGAAATTCTAGACGTGACATACGAGTTTCGGATGTATTGGCCGTTAGTTGACGGAAGCGCAACGCTGACGGTTGATGGGTCGTCATACAACATCGTGTCGAGAGCATCCAATGTGGGCGATTGGCACCTTTCAATGATGGCGCAATTTGTTGGCAGCGGCTCGAATAGCATTAACTCATTCAATTTTGGAGTTAACGCATACACGGGTGGTGTCCCCGCTGATCTTGGCGGCATAACGGTAGACCCGTCAATGGCCGGCAGTGGCAGCGGAACGCTGTCCTACGGGTCAGCCTATGTGAATAACTCCTATGAACGGAGCTACGTCGGCTACTTCATTCCAACGCCAGTGGTTCTTCCGATCACTGCGGTGAAGTTCACCACGGTTCTCGGTATCTACAAGCTATCGATTGATCCGGCAATACCAAAGGACAACACGAATACCTTCTCGGTCAACGTGAAATGCCAATGGGCGCGGCGGGTGGTCTGACGTGATTAACGAGAATAGGCTGTCCTCGATAGCCGTTGAGGCTGATCTCGTGAGCCCCGACAATCAAGGCGTCGGGGCTCTCTATGACTACGAAAGGGGCGGCGTTGCTTTAAGCGATCCGACGCAGGGTCTGAATGTGCGCGACTGGGTGTGTTTTCTAGATGGTTCTGACGTTAAAGTGCAGACTGACGCCGAGCCGCCGATACTCATCTTCACGCAGGCTGGTATTGTCTCTTTGTCATTCTGCTTTGATCAGAATATGAGGCCCTGCGTCACCTATGAAACCTCGGCTGGCGTATACCTTCGGTGGTACGACTCTGCGATACCTGGCTATGTGACTACGGCTTTCGGCACGGGTATCCGCACCCCTCGCGTGTGCCTTGACGACAAGCGGCTGACTCAGTTTGCGTTGAAATCTGACATCATCTTTGCGTACATTCGTGGTGATGCTTTGTGCTATCGCCAGCAACGCGATAGGTTCATCAATGAATACATCCTTCAGCACGGCATCGCCGGCACGATCAGGCTAAATAACGTTGGTATGAACAGGGTGCTTCGCCTTCAGTTCGATTTGGGGTGACCAATGAGTTTCGATATCCTTGAATCGTCACATGAGCTTGGGCGCCCGTCTGAGTTCTATGCATTCTCAGTCGGCCCGAAGACCTGGCGATACACAACGGCTGACGTGGATATCACAGCAGGCGGGTTCGTGTGGAGAGCCGCGATGATCAAAGCCGATTCTGTGAAGCAGACCGGCGAAACCTCGAACGATGCCTTCACGCTTGATGTTCCTTCTTGGATCGCCCCCGCTCAGATTCACATGGCTTCGGCGCCATCAACACCGATCACGATGACCCAGCTTGTCAAGCACTACGACGATGCTGAAATGCTGGTGTCGTACATCGGTGAAGTCATCCAGGTAGGGTTCCCGATACCAGGCCGGGCCAAGATCACATGCCAGAACACCAGCGGTAGCCTTGACCGAGAGGGGTTGCGGCTTGGCTGGCAGCGTACATGCTCGTATGCCTTGTACGACCCGCTCACATGCAAGGTAGACAAGACTGCTTGGCAGCAGGCTTGCGTCATCTTGACAATCGACGAGGGCCTGCTTGGCGTTGAACTGGCAGGGACATTGCGCGACGACGACTATTTCAACAACGGTTTTTTGGTGTGGGTTCATCCACTGCGCGGGAATGAGTACCTAGCTATCGAAAAGAGTCTCAAGGTCGCCCCTGCCGTCAACTCAGTGAACACCAAATTGTTGCTCCAGGGTGACCCGGGTGAGTTATTTGAAGGGGCTGCAGGGATAGTGCTGCCGGGATGCAACTTCACGCCGGCAAACTGCCAGGCATTCGGAAACTACGACAATTACGGTGGTGAGCCCGACTTTCCAAGTCGCTCGCCGTTCGACGGTCAGCCTGTGTTCTAGAGGAAAGCGATGGACCCGACCACCATCTGGCAGATATTCCTTGTTGTCTTCTCTGCACTCATCAGCGCAGCGAATGCACCGAAGGCTGTTCCGCGGACGCCTGAAGCATTCGATGACATCGAGTTTCCACAGGCCGATGAGGGGACACCGCAATGTGTCATCTTCGGTGATTGCTGGTCTGGTGATTGGACGGTGATCGGTCTAGGCAACTACCGGACTGAGGAAATCCGCATGGACGGGGGCAAGAAGGGATGAACATCGCCCCAGACCCAACCGTGACCGTCGAGCACTTGCGCAAAGCTCGGCTCTGTTCGCGGGGCGCCCGTCAGTGGTTCATTCGGCACGGCTTGGATTACATGCGGTTCCTGAATCACGGCTATCCGGCCAGCGTGCTTGAAGGCACTGGCGATGCGCTCGGCAAGTTGGTGGCAGACATTGCTCGCAAAGATGCCGCGGGCGAGGAAGAAGACTGATGGCTGTCGTCGGATTTAAGTACTTCTTCGGCATTCACATGGGCATCAGTCGTGGCCCAGTGGACGAATTAGTCGAAATCAAGGTCGGTGACAAGACGGTATGGCGTGGTAACCAATCTGCGAGCGGCGAGGTTACTGTCGATGCGCCTGACGTTTTTGGTGGTGAGGCTGCCGAGGGGGGCGTTCAAGGCCCGCTGACCGTGATGATGGGCGAGCCTGACCAGGTGGCCCCCGTCGCGCTGGGAACAGTGCTCAAGACTCCAATGCCGGGTTTCCGTCGCCGCTTCACCGTGTTTTTCGATGGGCTCATCTCAATGATGAACCCGTACCCGAAGCCGTGGAAGTTCCGTGTCCGTCGAGCGTTGAAGGGTTGGGACGGCGACCCCTGGTATCCAGAGAAGGCTGTCATCTCGCTCACTCGTCCGGTCAGTGCGGGCGAGAAGCAAGGTGGCCAATACGGGGAGACCCGGACACTCACCGGATCGCTGACGAGTTACGTTGACAATTACGATCCAACGACAGGGTGGACACCCGTCGCGGCAATGACTTCGCCGAAGACGCTCACGCTGACGGGTCGCGTCGAGAATCTGACCAGCGTCGATAGCATCAAGTTCGAGTACGTTGCTGGCGATAGTGGCGACGGAACCTACGGCGGAACCTTCTTCTATGAGATGGTTCTTGGCGTTGATTACACCGTGTCAGGTGGCGTGATCTCGTTCACCGCTGACATGGCGCCGCAAACTGGCCCGGGTGGTGTTGGCGTTTATTACTTCCCTGATCGGCTTCTGCACATCAGCTACAGCTATTCGTGGACAGAGACGCTGCCCCCGCTGGTCGGTCTTGGCGATACGCTGATTCAAACGATGAACCCTGCGCACATCGTCTATGAGGCGATGACCAACCGGGAATGGGGGCGAGGCTTTGACCGCGCTCGCTTTGATGACGCGGCATGGAAGTACGCGGCTGACATTCTGTTCTCTGAACGATTTGGACTGTGCATTCGGTGGACGCGGCGCGACTCGATCAAGTCGTTCATTCAGAACATCCTTGACCATATCGGCGCGACGGTGTACGAAGACCGGACGAACGCAAAGATCAAGATCAACTTGATTCGCGGCAACTATCAGAAGTCGTCGCTGCCATTCTTTGATCGTGACCGCGGCCTGGTGGAAATCAAAGACGCGGCTGTGTCCAATCAGGGCAGCATGATCAATGAAGTACGAGTCACCTACCGTGACCCTGTGACCGATGAAGACCGCACTGTTCGCGCATCGAACCTGGCTGCGCTGCAGTCGGCCGGTGGTGCGATAAACAGCCTGTCCAAAGAGTACAAGGGCTGCCCGACTGCGGAGCTTGCCACGCGCCTTGCCCAGCGTGATCTGAAGGCGGCAAGCCCGTCTGTTCGTCGCTACAAGTTCACGCTCGACCGGCGCGGCTACAAGATCGTGCCAGGCATGGTCATCCGCATTCAGGACATGAGTCGTGGCATTACCGACACCGTGGTTCGTGTTGGCACTATCGACTACGGCAAGGTGGGCGACGGCAGGATCGAAATCAATGGTGTGCAAGATGTGTTCGCACTGCCGCAGCGCGGTTTCACTACGATTGGCCCGCCGCAGTGGACGCCGCCTTCCAATCGACCGTGCATCGGTGAAAGCCGTGCGTTCGAGCTTCCGTACCGATCTCTGTATCGCGGATTTAGTGTTGCGGAGTTTGACTATGTGCCTGACTCCGCAGCTTATGTTGGCACGGTTTGCCAGGAAGGCCAGTCTTTGAATGCGACCTATGCCATCGCTGTGAAGTTTGGTGCCGCCGCGCTGGACGAAGAGCCGCCCAATAGCAGTTACGTCTGCCCAATCTGATCATGGCTAATTCAGACTACATCACACGCCAGAGTAGCTTTGGCTTCTGCCCTACGGCAGAGTTGTCAGGTGGAATTGGAGCTTTGACTACTGCCGTGACGATGGCGAACTTCTCCGCATCATTTGCCGATGCGATTCGCATTGGAATGGCGGCACTGATCGACGACGAGATCGTGTCAATCGACGCTCGTTCTGGCAACAGTCTGACCATCGGCCGGGGTTGTTGCGATACGGTCGCCAGGCCACACGCTGATGGCGCCCTGATCTGGTTCTTCGACGACTCGCTCGGGCGCGATGAAGTTGAATATGCCGGCAGCGAAGTCATCAGCGTGAAGGTGCTGCCGAAGACTCTCAGTTCGAGTGCCGTCCCTATCGAATACTCGCCCCCGAAGCAAGTCAATTTCAACTTCCGCTTCGCACGTCCATATCCACCCGGCCTGGTGAAAGTCAACGGGGCGAACTTCGATACAAACCCGACGATGCAAGCCGGCACGGATCGCATCACTCTGACGTGGGCGCACCGCAATCGCATCACTCAACAAGATCAGTTGATCCCGTATGGACATGCCAGCATCAGCCCCGAAGCTGGCACCACCTATGTTGCGCGGGTCTATCGAGACGATGATGTGTTGGTACGCACGTCGCTGCCCATCAATGCGCTGACCTGGTTCTACGATTGGGGGAGTGCTGCATGGGACTCCGGTTACCACGCCGGAATGAAGACCGGCTATGTGCTGTTGTCATCGGTGCGCGATGGGCTTGAGTCCTTTCAGTCGTACCGCATCGACTTTCAGTACGATGCCCTCAATGCGCCGCATCCCTATGGTCTCGGCTTCCGTCTTGGCGAAAGTATGGGCGGCGTGACGCTCTAAACGGAGATAACAATGGCACTCAGTTATGGCCCGAACACGGGCCTTCTTGTGAACGGTGCGGCCGGTGAAGAACACTACGCAGCACTCATGTCGCAATGGCGGGGCTTCGACTTGCTGGTGCAATGCGCGGTCATTGATCGTGATCTGGACGCGCCCCCGGGAAGTCCTGCTGACGGGGATTCCTACATCATCGGCTCAACGCCATCTGGCGCGTGGGCTGGGCACGCGCGCAAGATTGCTCGCTGGTCGGGCGTCCTTGGCGCGTGGCAGATCATCACCCCGAGGAACGGTTGGCGGGCATGCCCGCAAGACGAACTCGTCAATCTGATGTTCATCACCAGCGACTGGTATCAACGCGAGGCGCCAATCGGCGCTGCAGTCAATAACCAGGCAGGAACAAGCTACACCTTTGGGATCGCAGACACGCTCGGTCGTGTCACTCGATTTACTGCGGCCACACCAATCACGGCAACCGTGCCGGCCAATGCCGCTACTGCCATCGTGATTGGGTCCGTGATGACGATGCGTCAAGTTGGCGACGGGCAAGTCACGGTGTCTCCGTCAGGTGGGGTTACGATCAATACCCCAACGGGCTTTGTCGCAAAGTCGGCGCGCAAGGGGTCGGTGCTGATGCTGCATAAGGTGGGCACGGACGAGTGGGACTTGACTGGTGATTTGCCGGTAACCTGATCATGCACATCCCAACCCTGACAATGGGCCTCATCGCCGGATCAACTCGATCTGGCGGGTCGTTGCGTGATTCGCTGGTTGAGTGGTGGGACTTCGAGAACAACAGCGCAGACACAGCGTTTCTCGGGTCAAAAAACTCATACCCGTTGAACCTGCTCAACTCGCAGACCACGGCAACCCAATCAACCGCCAGCGGGCGTAAAGGGAGAGCCGCCGACTGGCCTGCCGCTGCCGGTAATGATGCAGGGCAAGTCTCAAGATCGAACACTGCCTTTGACTTTGGTGATCAAGGGTTTGCAGTCGGCCTATGGGTCTACTTCAACGAGATGCCGTCTGACGACCTTGGACGAAGAATCGTCGGCCGCTATGGCGACGACAGCGGGGCCAACGCAAACTATGCGCTATCGCTGCGGGCATTCCCAGGTGCGCAGCAGTTTCAGCTTAGCGTTCGCAATGCCGCAAACACCGGATTGTCCCCAGCACTGTCTCACACAACCGGGCAGCCGCTTGTCACGGGTACTTGGTACTTTGTGGTGTTCGCGCATGACCCGACCGGGGACCAGTTGAGCTTGTATGTGAATGGCGTCAAGCAAACGCTGGCCTGGTCGCAAGGTGTCTATTCAGGCGGGACCGCAAACTTCTCTCTGCACAGCATGCGCTATAACGACATTAGCTATTACAGTACCGCTCGAACGGTCGGCATGCGGACGGATTGCTTGTTTGCGATGAACCGACTGATCACGGACGGTGAGGTTAACTACCTGTACGCAGCAGGGGCCGGCAAGAACTACGCTGATCTGATCGCTGACGGCATGTAATCCACAAACACTTGAGGCATCCACATGCGCTATCGCTACATCGGACTCATCGGCGGCTCGGCTGCCGTGCTTGGGGCTCTCCTGTGGACCGATCCCGACTCGAACGTGCTCACCACTCGCATGATGATGTTGGCCCTGGTCAGTCCGATCGTTGCCATTGCGCTTGCCCACGTCTACCGCAAGGTGCTGCACGACTATCCTGAAGCCGACATGCACGAGCTATTCAGGAAAGCCGGCGAGAGTCCTATCGGCGCCGGCCTGGCTCTCATTGCACTGTCGATGGTTCTGAGTGCCTTGCTGGGCCTATTCAGCCCCCGAGCGCACGCACAGGAAGTGCATCGTCAGGCGTTGGCTCTGGCGCCAACGCTGAATGCCGAGATCGACGCGCATTGGCCAACTATTCCGCGGCGGGCCTACGTGCCGGCGCTGATCAGCCACGAATCGTGCATCACCTATACGCACAGCCGGTGCTGGTCGCCCACATCACGGCTGAAGACTCAACGTGAAGAAGGCGCCGGCCTTGGGCAACTGACCAGGGCCTGGCGTGCTGATGGATCGCTGCGGTTTGATGCATTGGCCGAGATGCGCGAGAGGCACCCGGCGTTGCGTGAACTCAACTGGTCAACGATCTACGAACAACCCGAGTTGCAGATTCGGGCGTTGATTCTCAAGAGTCGCGACAACTTCACAACCCTGCGGATGGTGAATGACGCTATGCATCGTCTGGCTATGGCCGATGCGGCGTACAACGGGGGCATCGATGGCGTGCTCAACGAACGTCGTGCGTGTGGGATGACGGACAACTGCGATCCGCAACAGTGGTGGGGCAACGTCGAGCGGGTCTGCCTCAAGAGCAAAGCGCCGTTGTATGGCACTCGGTCTGCGTGCGACATCAATAGGCATCACGTCAAGGACGTGTGGCTGCGCATGGATCGGTACAAGTGCATCGTTGGAGAGAACACATGATCAACTACTTTGTTTGGGTGAAAGTGGCGTTGCAGGCCATCGTCATCGGGCTCATCTTTGCCGGTGGCTATGGACTCGGCGTGAGCAAGGGTGAAATCAAGATCGCAACTCTGGAGAAGAAACATGCCTTTGAGCAAGTTCGTGCAGCGTCTGAAGCGGCTGCCGCGCAACGCAGTGAACAAGTGCGGCAGAACAATCATGTCGCGGCTTTGGAAAAGGTCGCTGCGACAGAGAGAAAACGGGCGGAAGGTCTCGCTGTTCGTGTTTCTCGGCTTGAACGTTCTGCTGTCCTCGTGCGCGACCAGTTCACCCGAATTGCAACCCAAGCCGGTACTTCGGGCGAAGGCGCCGAGTCTGCCAGCGGAAGCGAGGCAAGAAGCGCTGCCCTCATGGTGCTCGCCGACGTGTACCGAAGCACAGATGCAGAGGCGGTTGAACTCGGCCAAGCGCTTGACCGAGCTTATGCCAAGGGACGTGCCTGTGAAGCCGCTTACGCCGCAGTGACGGCCGACGATCCACCTGCGGATTAGGCGTCCACAGGGGGTTGATACAATGCAGGAATGCGTGCGTGAGGATTGCAATGGCCGACTTGTCACTTCGTCGCGGAGATACCTTCAAGGTCAATGCGAAGTTTTCCGTGGCCGGTCTGCCATTCAACATGACCGGCTTTGGTATCGAGGCGTCATTGCAGTTCGCCAATTGCACGCCCGTCGATCTCGAAGCCGTGTGGTCTGACATCTCAGTCGGCGAAGCGCAAATCAAGCTCGCTCACACCGAAACGCCGGCCCTTGAATACGGCGAATACGCATTGCGAATCCGAGTCATCGAGCAAAGCGGAGACCGCACGTCGATGAAGCCCAAAACAGTTCAAGTCGCCGACTAGGAGCAACCATGCCCATCATTTCCACTGACATCAAGTACCGTCTCTCAGGTGGTGCGGCCAATGCCGATCCGCTGTTGTCGCTTGGCGGCGCCAAGTCGAACACTGACGCCGGGTCGAATCTGCTGGATCCTGTCAGCAGCGCGGAAGCACTTGCCGGTGACGTTGAATACCGTTGCTACTACGTCCACAACGCGCATGCCACGCTGACGCTGGAGAACGCTGTTGCGTGGATTCAGGCCAACACGCCCAGTGCAGACACCACGCTGGACATTGGCGTCGGCACGAGTGCTGTGAACGGCACCGAACAGACCGTCGCCAACGAGAACACAGCACCTGCCGGTATCACGTTCGTAGCTGCGATCAACGAAGCCGGCGCCGTCGCGTTGGGCAACATCCCGCCCGGCCAGCACCGCGCTGTGTGGATTCGGCGCACGGTCAACGCGACTGCCGCTGCCAGCAACGACACGGCGACGCTGACTGCCAAGGGCGACACGCAGGCGTGATGACAATGAGCCAACTCACGCAAGCCCTGACAGGCGCGTTGAGCGCCGCGCAGGCCCTCGAAGCGGAGCTTTCTGCGGAGAAGGCCGAGCGCGCCGCTCTGGGCTCGCAAGTGGCTGCGTTGACGACCCAAGTGGCCTCGCTTGTCGCGGAAGTCGCCATGCTGCGCGCCACTTGGACGCCGCCTGCTCCGGCCCCAGCGCCGGCCCCAGCGCCGGCCCCAGCGCCGGCCCCAGTGCCGCTGCCGTCGTATCCGCTGAACGTGATGACGGTCAACCCGGCGTCGATGGTGCTGTTCGCGCAGTGGTCGCCTGACCTATCGCGCTACACGCGGGCGCAGGGCGTGCTGCGGCTGTCTGGGCCATCTGCTCGCGTGCGGGTCTATGGGTACAACGCCGCTTCAGGCGGCACGATGCGTGCCCTGACTGGCGTCATCTACACGCTGCTGATCGATGGCGTGATGGCTGCGACGGTGACGCCGGCAGCCGGCGCCAACACAATCGACTTCACCGTGGACGCCACCTCGCTGGCGCCGGGGTGGCATGAACTGCGCGTGGTGCCTGCGAGCCCGGGTGAATCCTGCCTGCCGTACTTTGCGCTGGTGGCGCATGGTGATGTTGCGGGGCCTTCCGCTTTCGTGCCTGTGGCGCGTGGCAGCTACTGGCTTTCGCAGCATCCGCCGCTGTATCAGTGGGGTAAGGCTCCCTACTCATACGCCCCGACAGCCAGACCGCTTGCCACGCGGCAGCGCACTGAGTTCAGCCAGGTGCTGGCCGGGTCGGAACTGCATGCGGCCCAGTTGGTGCCCGTGCGATTCGGTGACACGCACCGGGTCTGCAAGACCACAGACGGAGCGCTGACCAGCTTCTCCAATCAGCCCTATCACTGGGCGACGATGGTCGCGCAGTACCCCGATGTTCCGCTGCTGGATGGGCCGCGTGGTGTCGGAACTGTCTGCATGGCGACTCACCTGGAAGTGGGCACGGCAGCGCCGGCCAGCATGGGGTTCGTGAACAACACCTACTTCTGCGACCCGTGGCGGATCGGCAAGATCAAGGCAGACGGGACGGTAATCACGCTGGCCGGGTATCGCCACAATGGCATCGCGCCGCACTGGCAGAACGCCAACCCGGCAGACCCTGCGCACCTTGAACTGATTGGCGACTGGTCTGCCATTCCGCCGCAGCGCAGGGGCTTCCGCGAACTGTGGGGCATGGCCTGGGATGAGCGCACATTCGTGACCGACGAGAGCGCCGATCCGATCCCGGCCGAGAAGAACCTGAAGCCGCACATCACGGGAATCGTGGTGTTCGTGGCCGACTCGCAGAACAACCGCATTTGCAAGCTGGAGTTTGACCCGCGCAGCCACGCCACGCCGCCGAAGGTGACCGAGCACATCACCGGCCTCAAAGACCCGTGGGACTGCGTGTGCGCCGATGGCGTGCTGTATGTGTCTGAGCGTCAGGCGCACCGCATCGCAGCGTATGACGCCACGACCGGCGCATTCTTGCGCGTGGTTGTGCAGGGCGAGGCGCTGGCGCTGGTGGACAAGAACCGCGAGGTCGTCAGACTCGCCGCGCTGGATGCGTGCCGCACTGCGGTCGCGGTGGCCCCCGAGGGCATCGCACTGCAAGATGGCTGGCTCTACTGGGGCAGCAAGGCTCAGGCCCAGGTCAAGCGCGTAAATCTGGCAGATGGGACGGTTGAGGTTCACTCTGCGCTGCGCACCGATGACAACACCAAGTTCGTCAAGATCGCGGTTAGTGACGGCACCTTCGGCCCGCGTGGCATGGTGGCGTGCGCCACCTGGAGCAACGGCGACTATGGGTGGCCGCAGATCAAGCGCAAGGGCGACAGCACATGGTCGCGGTGGGATCTGGGAGACGCAGCGCAACTTGGCAAGCTCTCTGGTCAGCCGGCGTCGTTCGTCTATGTCACGGCAGTGTGCTTCGGCTTTGGGCAGATGCTGTTCGGTGGCGCCAACGAAGGCATCGTGCGCGTCACCAGGAAGCTGCCGGTAGACACGGTTACGTCGGCGTCGGCGAAGGCAGGCCACAAGCAGTGGATCGACCGGGGATACGACATGCTGCACGGGTCCAGCGGGCATGGCTTCTACGGCCTGCCGCTGCCGTGGGGCGAGACGCCAGAGATTGACGCATTTTTGAATTCACACGGACACACCAAGGGCTGAACGTGCGCGTGATGTTCTTCCCCAGCGTGCGCGGCCCGACAAACCCGGCCAGCCCTTTGGCGGCGGTGTTGGACCTGATTGCATCCGCACCAGATGAATCGTGGGTGCAACTCAACACCAACACGATGCAGTCAGCCTATGCGCCAGCAGGGCTTGTGTCCCAACTCGGCCCCGCTGGGCAAGAACGCATACAGGGCGCGTGGCCCAGCGCGGCGTGGAGCGAGAGCCGCAAGAGCTTGGTCATGTGGGGAGGGGGGCACGCCAATAGCCCGACCGGGCAAGTGTTCGAGTGGTCCGCCGCCACGCGGCAGTGGTCGCTGGCCTTCCACCAGTCCGATCTGGTCGAGGTGTCGGGCGTTCCGCGCTACAGGTCGTCCGACTTCATTACACCTGTGCCCAGCCACACCTACGGCAACAACAATTATCTGCAGGTGCTGGACCGCTTTATGACATTCGGTGGCGCCGCTTACGGTGACGGCGGCACGTTGCGGGTGTATGACACCGGCATCCCAGGCGCCCAGTCTCCGTTGCGTTCGGCCGGCATGTATACGCTTGATATGAGTCAGGCCGGGACGGGGAAAATTGCAGGGGCGACGGGCGGCAACGTGCACGGCACGGGGTACGCAACCACGGATTTGACGGGAGCGAATGCCTGGACGCTGCGCGACTGGTTTAGCCTTTCGACCGCCAGTCCCGCGCGCCCTCGCGCATCCGGCGTCGATCACGATCAGCACATCAACTGCGGCACTGCGACAACCGTCGAGGGCGGCAAAGATATTGTCTATTACACGGCTGGCTCGGGGACTGCCCGTCACTTGTGGAAGCTGCAAGTGGAGTCTGACTGGACATCCGACGTTCACACCTACGTAGCTGCGCAAGGTTCCGACAACTCATCACAAGGCCAAGGCCCCATTGCTCTTGACCCAGTGCGGCGAGTGGTGATCAAACTCAACAACAGCGGCGGCGGCGTCAGCGGTGCATTGCAGTTTGTGGACTTGAAGCGAACGCACGGCGCCACAAATGGCTGGCGCGCTGTGACACTGACCGGCGCGGACGCAGCAGAGTTTGCGGCGATGAGTCCCAACCTGATGAATGCGGGCGTCTGCCACAACTCCGTGAAAGGCTGCTTCGTCGTCTACAACATGGGCGCCCAGGTGTGGGAGGTGTACCCACCTGATAGCGCTACCTACGTGGACAACAGCAACACCGACATGACGGCTGACGGCGGGTGGTACCTGGTAAAGCCGGCAATGGCTTCAGGCCCAGCATCCCCGCGCACGAGTTACGTTTCTCACCCAACGCTGGGTGAAACCGGCTTGCTGGGCAAGTTCCGTTGGGCAGAGAGTCTACGTTGTGCGCTGGTGACGTTTGGCAACCAAGACGGCGAAGTGTGGGCCTATCGGCCTACCGGCTGGGCCGACCCGAGGTAACGATGGCATTCCCTTCAATTGCGGCGAGCATGTGGGCCGGCGAAGCCGCGACAACATCCTCGGACTGGACGCCTAGCCTGGCGGGCCTTGGCACCATCAATTCCGGCGACTTGCTAGTCGCGGTCATGGCCTGTGGCGTGGGTGCCCAGAGAAACTTTGCGGACCCGTCGGGATGGACGCGGATTCTTTATCAGTTCGGCAACAGCGCTTATGAGTTGTACGTGTGGGCGAAGATTGCGGCCGGTTCTGATTCTCTGGTCGTTGCCAAGGGCGGCGCCGGATCGGCGGGCGTCATTACTGCGCACCGGATAACTGGGCACTTCGGCAGCCCCGTGGCCGCGTCCATCACCGGAACGGGCAAGCAGTCTTTCGGGTCTCCCACAGACCCGCCGTCGCACACGGCGTCATGGGGAGTAGAAGACAACCTGTGGTTTACCGTCTCGGCAAACTCAAGCATGACGAGTATTTCTAGCTACCCCACGAACTACACGTTGGGGCAAGTTGCTGCCGTGATAAGTGGGGTCACTCCACTGCTTGGAGTTGCCTGCCGAAACCTCAATGCGGCAGTTGAAGACCCTGTTGCCTTCAGTGTTCCAGGGGCAACATTTGGGCAGCTTGCGACGCTTTCCGTGCGGCCTTCTGGCGGCGGCGGTGGCTCAACTCTCCCTGTCAAATTCGCACAACTTATGAGGCTCTGAAATGCTATTCGACATCTTCACTAAGGGCGCGATTGACAAGTCGGTCACTGTGTCAATCATCGACAGCACGGACGGCACGCCTGAAACCGGTGTTGTTTACAACACTGCCGGCATTGATCTTTGGTATCGGCGCGAAGGCGCTGCCGTTACCAGCATCACCGAAGCAACGCTGGCCTCGCTGACCACGGCCCACATTGACGGCGGCTTCCTTCATATCGCAAACGGCGTGTATCGGCTCGATCTGCCGGATGCTGCGTTTGCAACGGGTGCGAGCTATGTGGACTTCGGCGGCACCGTCACCGGAATGATCGTTATCGGTGGCCGCGTGAAGCTGCGCGATCCTGACCTTCTCCAGATCAACACCGCGCTTGCCAACTTCCCGTTTGCCATGCGCCTGTCGGCTACCAACCTTCCTGCGACTGGCAAGATAGTCACGGTCACGCGGAGCATTGACGGCGGCGCGTATGCGAGCGTTGGCACTGCAACCGAAGTCGGCGGCGGAACCTATGAAATCGACTTTGCTGCGGCTGACCGCAACGGCAGCACGATCAAGGTGCTTTGCACGGCGGCAGACTGCCATGACGTTGAGTTCACGATGCTGACCACTCCGGCCTGGTGAGATGTATTTCGTCAGTGAAGGCGCTGTTGTTGACTGGACGCTTCTGCCGGAAGCGGCAGGCGTGGCCTATGTCGATGCACCGTTGCTGCCGGAAGGGTCTTGGTCGATCTTTAGTCAGGGCCAGCGGGCGTTCGTTTGGGGTGTACCGAGGCGCAATGCCGTCAAGAACGCAGTCCAATCCGATCTAGGGATCTCTTGGCCGGTCAAAACGTCAGCACAGCAGGCGTTGTCGCTGTCATGGCTTATTCGGCAATCCATCAATCAGACACTGGGGCTGGCCTACCCGGTGCTCAACGGTGTCCAGCAGAGCCAGGCTCTTGCATGGGCAGTCAAGAACGCAGTCCAGCAGAGCCAGGCCCTGTCGTGGACCGTGCGGGCTGGCGTGCAGGCGAGCTTGGCGATCTCCTACACCGTGCTCAACGGTGTCCAGCAGAGCCAAGCCCTGTCGTGGACGGTGCGCAATGCGGTTCAAGCGAATCTGCCGCTGGCCTACATCCTGCGCAACGCTGTTCAAGCCGATCTGCCAATTGGCTACCCGATCACAGGCACGACACCGGTCTCACGCACACTCGATCTGTCATGGTCGGTACTCAACAGCGGGACCGTGACATCACAACTGGGCCTGTCGTGGATCGTGCGGGCCGGCGTGCAGCAACCTCTCGCGCTGGCGTACCCGGTCAAGGCCGGCGTGCAGGCCACTCGACCGCTGTCGTGGATCGTGCGTGCAGGGGTCCAGCAGGCCCTTCCGCTGGCCTACAGTGTGCTCACCAGCGCTCAACGCAGTCAGGCCCTCTCCTGGGCCGTTAAAGCGGCTGCACAGACCACTCTGCCGCTGTCGTGGATCGTGCGATCTGGCGTGCAGCAACCGCTGGCGCTGGGCTATTCCGTCAAGAACGCCGTACAGGCTGATCGCACGCTCGGCTATCCCGTGCTCACGGCAGCACAGTCAAGCCTGTTGCTCGACTACCTGGTCAGGGCGGGCGTGCAGGTCTCATTCCCGCTGGCCTACCAGGTCACGAACGCTGTCAGCGTCGATCTACCGCTGGCATGGGTCGTCTTCAGTTCTCAGGGTGTGCCCGAGTTGCTGTGCGTCAGCGTCGAATCGGCGTACCAGTTCAAGCACTTGCTCGAAGGCGAGATCATGGCCGGATTCCCTGCGCTTCGCGTGGACGTGAAGAAGGTAACGACGGTCTGTAGCGACTGCTGATTGAGCGGCAGCTATCGCACGCACCAGATGATGAGACCCGGGCGGCGTACAACCGGGCTGAGTTCATGCCCGAGCGCAAGGCAATGCTGCAGGCGTGGGCAGACTGGCTTGACTCATGCCAGATTGATCCCGGCAGCACGCAGCGTTGACACCCGCCACCCATGCGTGCGCTGCGACAGGTTCACGTCGGGCGGCGGCAGCCGCTCAGACTTCAGCCAGCGGCGGATCGTCTCGCTGCTCGTCGGTCAGTGGCAGGTTGTCGCTCAAGCACTCCACCAGCTTGGTGGCTGTCCAGTCTTTCGTGCCCATCGTCACCTTTCGTTGTGCGCCACCAGGCGCTGCATAACTACTCGCTCAACTCGGACCCGTTACGGCCTTCGGCCTCCACGGGCCGGTTAGCTCGAACGTTAGGCAACGTCAGGCCCACCGTGCTTTGCAATCGCCTCATGCACGATGCGCTTCACGTCCCTGTTCTCGCCGGCCAGTGAATACACGGCGCGCAGCGCATCTACCAGCGCAATCACGTCGTCGCACTTGTCTGCGTACATCCCTTCACAGACGCTGCGCGCGTACAGGTCGTTCGTGCACTCGTCGTCGTGCGGGTGGCGGAACACCGGGAAGGCGCCCTCCGCATCGCTGTCGCACAGCACAATGCGCGTAGGCCGTTCGTGCTTGGTCACGTAGCGGCACCAAGCCACATGCGCGCTCGGCTCGCGTTGCCTAACCCCTCGGCGACATTCAACGGCGGGTGAGTTCATCTCGTTTCTCCATCTGCGGTGCGCGCCGTTGAAGGCGCCTCACCTCGAACGTTAGGCCGCAGCAATTCATAGCTCACCACGCGCCGCAGCCCCAAGCGCCGGAGTTTGTCCTTCTCGGGATTCACTTTCTCGCCGGCACGCAGCCGCGAGAGATATCCAGGGTCGATCTCCGTCACGCGGCCAACAGCTCGCAGGCTGCCGTGCTGCTGCACTAGCTGCTCAATGCGTTCGGCCAGGGTCACAGCGGTACCACCTTGAATCCGAGCGGAACGCTCTTGGCATCGTCTCTGCCACAAGACCACCAGGCCGAAAGGCGTGCAATCCCTTCATCGGCAGGCGGTTGTTGCGTGGGCGCGCTTGAACGGAAAGGCGTGCCAAAAGAACAGATGGCCGAAGTAATGGCCATCACCCTGCCGCTGGCCAAGTGGCTTGCTGCAGCCCTGCATGTCAGAACCCCTTGACCTTGGCAGGGCGAGCCTCGTAGGCCCGCGGCAATTGCGTCGTGCCGATGTTGCACACGACGAACGGGCCGGTCGCGGTCTGCCGCACCGACATCACGCGGCTGGCAATGGTGATGCCGTTCTTCAGCGTTACCTTGACGCGGGTGCCGGGCTTGTAGTCCGAGCGGGGCTTGGCAGCCACGGCAGGCTTCTTGGCGGGGGTCTTCTTCGGTGCGGTCTTCTTGGTGGTAGCCATGATGCAGGTTCTCCAGGTGATTGAATGAGGGGGTCAGAGTTCTTCGTCGTCTTCGACAGGGGGCTTCGGTGCGGGATTGTCGTCAGATGCCACTTCCAACGACAATTCGATCTGCTTGGGGTCTGTGCCACTGCTGGCAACCTGGTTGCCACCGTCCACAGCCGATTCAGGAATCGACAGAAGGTACGCAACCGGGTCAGCCGCAGTGCGGATGCCCCCGATGATCTCGGCAGCCGTGTCGATGCTCTTGGCAAGCCGGCCGATCTTCTCGCGGACTTCCGGCGTGTCGGGCAACAAGATCGGGGCAACAGTCGCGCCCGTCAAACCGACGACGACGCCATCTTCATCGACCATCGACCCATCGGGCAACTGCCGCACGGGCTGCATGCCCAGCCCTAGCAACGATTGCACGCCGAAGACTTCAGCCGTGAAACTTGGTGCGCCGAGCATGACGCCCATCCACAGCACGCGCTTGCCGCTGTCTCGGGTCAGGATGCGGCGGCTGTAGTCTTCGCAGAGTCGTTCGTACTCAGTCGCTGCTTCAGCAACTGACGGCTGAATGATGTTGTCCTTGTCGGCAGTGCGAAGGTACGCCGGCAACTCGATACGGAAGGTGCACGACTCGGGCACCAGGTAGACCGAGATCGGCGTCGTCATCGTGTTGCCGTTCTCCAGCGCATGGAACATCTGCGGCGTGCAGACTGGCTTGAGTTTCTTGGTGGGCATCACAGTTCCTCGTCGTCCGCGGCTTGGGCCGCAGCACCCTTGACAGCGTTCTTGATGTCGGTCTTCGTCGCGGCGACCGGCTTGGGCTGCATCGGCACGCTTTGGCGTTCCTTGATCCAGTTGGCCAGCGACACGCACATCGCTTTGAAATCCTTCTCGGCCCACAGCGTTGCACGCTTGTCCTGGCCCACCGGCTTGAAGCCGAGTTCCTTCAGCAGATCGGAAGTGATGGGCACACCAATGCGGCGGCTGACATCTCCCGTGTTCATGGTGGTCATTGGGGTTGGTCCTTGTTGTTCATCGCCTGAAGTTCTTGCCGGATGCGGGCGATTCGCGCATTCAGCATGGAAACGTGGTGCGTGTGTTCTTCGAGCGTGGCGTTGAACACAACCAGATGCCGTTCGGCGTCGGCCAGTTGACGGGTCAGCATCTCGGCCGGCGTGATCGTGCGGAAGGGGTTGCGCATGATCAGTTGCCGGGCTGGTTGAGGAAGGCTTGCTGAAACGAACGCTTCCCGCCATCCCCGTCCAGTTCCTCGATTGCCCGCTTCAAGTACACAGCCTGATCCAGCGTTTCCTCGTAGGCATGCTGCAACCATGCTCGTAGGGGTAGCGGGTTCTCGGCAACCGAGACGCCGTACTTCTTGATGCCCAGTTGCTGACGCCTGGCGATGTCAGCGCAGACAGCGGCTTCGGTGCCGCTGACGGTAAGCGCTTGTGCGATGGGGGTGCTCATTCGATCTGTCCTTGTTCGTGTTGATGAATCAACCGTGTGTGGAATGTACGATCAAATGTGGAATGACGCAAGTCAATCGAATGACCGACTATTGGAAGTGGTCATTCCATGTACCACTGCGGCGTGCGCCTTCCTGACGCTCAACCCGAGATTGAAGACGCTATTCAACGAGTGCGCCTTGATCCGCTGCCTGTAGCGACGGGTCGTCTCGTAGTTGTCGAACGGCTTGGGCTTCGACCCGTTCTTTGTTCGACCCAACACATGGAACGGCCGAATGTAGACCCGGTGACCTTCCGTTGTGCGCCGATAGACGTAGGCAATGGCAACACCACTCGCCTTCATCTCGTTGATGTACCGATTGATATACGAGATGCTTGCGCCTGTCGCAGCTTTGATCTCGGCAGTCGAGATGCCTTCCTTGCCTGCGTCACGCAGAGCCTCGACGATTGCTTCCTGGTACTTCACAGTTCGTCATCCTCGGCAACTTGTTTTTGCACACTTCTTTTTGCCCCGGGCACACCCGCACCCAGTTCGGCAGCCGCTTGTGCTTGCGCGATCTGCGTAGTCTTGCGGTCGCCAGCCAAGGCTGCATTGATCTTCATTCGGCATGCCGAGATCACCAGGGCCTGGTACTTGGCATCGTCCAGTGCGTTGTGATGTACGCCCTCACGCTTGGGCCATTCGTCGTTGGCCAGTTGCGCAGCCTCGACCAGCGTCCGCATGTCACGCACGTTCGTGTAGTGCCAGGCTTCCCGCAGGCCCACGCAGCCGTTCTCGTAGGCATGTTCGAGGATCGTGATGTCGAAGCTGGCGCCGTTGCCCCACACCTTGAGCGCCATGGCCATGCCGCGCAACCAGGTGCTCAGTTCATCGAGCGCAGTGGCCAGTGACACCTTGTTGTCGGGACCGAAGACACGACGGGCCTTCTCGCTTTGCTGCATCCACCATGCGAGCGTGCTGCCGCTGATCTTGCCCGCCTTGATCGCACTGTCGATAGCGATCTCACGGTAGAACTCGGCGCCCAGCTTGCCGGTATCAGGGTCGAACTGGACAACGCCAATCGAGAGCACTGGG